ATGATACCCTTACCAAAGGTATATCCAGATCCACCAGATGTAACAGTAGCAGAGGCAATACGACCACCATCTACAACTAATGAAACCCTACCACCTACACCGTCTCCTTTAATAGGACAGTTTTCATAGGTGCCGTTGTTATATCCCGCACCAGATGATGCAATAATAATAGTATCAATTTCTCCACCAATAGCATCTGCTACCACTGCTGTATCAGACAGCACAGGCATATACTCATTAGAGAAGAATTTCAATACTTGTCCGACGGGAATAGTAAACATATACTTCCAACGATAACCATCGGCGGTAGTAATAATAGAAGTACTAGTTCCAGTAGGTTCAACTGTAGAAGGTTTTCCGTTAGGGTCAGAAGGTGAAGTACCATTATAGATGCATTTATAGACTTGATATGAAGAGTTAACAACATAGAAGTCAGCATCATATAGTTTAGTAGCACCAGAAGAAGCAGTCTTTGTTGAACTGTAATCGTGGCGATACATGTCATAAACGTAACCCAATCCACCAGTTGTTTGCTCTGGGGGAATCCAGTCAGTACGACGAATAACCTGAATGGTGTCATTTGCTAACACTCTCTTCAGGGAAATCATATCCGAATAGTCATCGGAAAATTCTTGGAAAGAATCTACTGGGTCAGGTGGCGCATTCTCGTTATCCCAAGGTTGGGGTCGGCCTATAAACACATACAGGCGATCCCTAGAAGTACCTGCCTCTAAGTCAGACTGTGTGGGTATAGGACCTTCAAGTGCTTTCCTAAACCTTTCGGCAGTAAAAATTCTAAATTGGTCGGTAAGTAACGCCATTGTACACGAATTGCCTTCTTTTTATTTATGTGGGTTATTCATCCTCATTTCTAACGTAGGTGTCATAAGCGACTGAAACTATAGGAGCTTGCACTCCTGAGGAGTTACCTCTTAAAGTTTCACCTACTGAGAAATAGAATGTTGGGTCATTGCTTTCTATGCTTGTAACTGTTATAGTCTGTTGTCCTTCTTTAGGACCATCTACTCTAGTAACAGTAGTAGCAGTTAATCCTGATGTTAGTCCCTCTACCTCCTCAGGTGGGACATAAGCAACACCTGCTGTTGGTGTTCCTACTATAATCTCTGCAGTGGAAGTATGAGTATCACCATCACCCAAAGCACCAGCAGATAAAACAGTTGCTACAAGTGGGTTAAGGTTTGCGTCATATATCTGGTCACCTTGCTGGAATAGAGTAGTGTTGGTGCCACCAAGTGTTTCCTCTATACCATATTTAGATGATGCAATACCGCCATCAAGATTAATTTGATTTTCAAACTCAGTACCAGTATTAACTAAGTCGATAATACCATCACCATATTGTGTTATACCTTGCTCATCTTCATAAGATTCGTCATCATCTTCAAACTTCCTGTTAAGGATAAGACCTAACGGTTCAGTAAATACGACGATGTTAACACCTTCTGCCTCAAGTAAAACGTGTGGTTCAACACCAGTACCAGATGCACCTGCAGTTCCAGCCACAAATGCTATAATCTGAGATTTTTCATTAGACCTACCACCATCAATAAACGCTAATTCATCGACTTGGAAGGTTAAATATAATGCTTTCTGTTCTACATCCCAATCATAGACAATAGCAACTCGGTTGTTTGAGTTTTCTACAACACGTCTTACTTTATCTGTTACATTGAATGTATAAGAAGTCAAACCAGTATTGGGATCATCCTGTAGGTCATCAAGAATAACCTTCTGGTCAAAACGGAAGTTAATACCCCTATCACAACCAGTGAATGAGTCAACAGTAGCACCGTCAACACCAGCAGCAGTCTTACCAGTGTATCTGATAATCTCTCTACCCAATAATATCTTACCTGAACCTGAATATGGAGCTGTAGTCTGTACAGGTATGGTAGTTTGACCTGATGTAATGTCTTGAACAATACCAGATAGATTAAATATGCTTGAATTTAATGATTGCCTAACTCTTGCAGTCCTAATTAGGTCTGTATCTCTGGTAAAGATGATTTGTGGAGCAGCAACATAACCTCCACCACCTGCTAGGAGGTCAATATTGGTTATTTTACCTAAATCGATGAATGCTTCGGCCGTTGCACCACTACCACCGCCTTTTATTATCTGTATTAGGGGTGGAGTCTCGAAAAATTCACCTTCATTTGTTAAAGTAATGGAAGAAACTTGTCCAAATTGACTAACTTCAGCAACACCAGTCGCTCCTTGACCTCCACCACCCGAAATAATGATATTTACATCTTCTTCAGTGTAATTTCTACCCTGTTGTTCAATCGCTAGACCTGTAATTAGTCCTGTAACAGGCACTAATTCTGCTCCAGAGCCTCCACCACCTTCAATTCTAGCAGTTGCATTGAAATAAGTGTCTCCTGGAGTAGTTATTTGAATAAAATCTATCCCACCATCTTGTTTTAGGTAGACTTGACCATCTGCATGACCATCAGAACCATCATCCTCAATGATGAGACGTAATGGATCGTATCCTTCACCTGGATCCAAGACCTCTACAGCAGTAATTACACCTCCATCACCCTCAATTACTGCTCTTAACACAGCATCTCGGATTGGAGTGCCACAATTTTCAATACGAAGACGTGGTGGATCTGCTGGATCATAACCACTACCACCATTTACGACATAAACATCCCTGACCCCAGATATACTATTGAATATGGGGATGATTTGTGCACCAGATCCAGGAACTGTTCTTGACATATTAGACCACTGTGAGATTTCCTACCATTGCAGAGTGCATAGTGCATTGATACACGTATGTCGTACCAGCAGCAACAGATTGCGGTACTGTATAATATTGGACACCATTCTGTGCACCACTCACACCATCAGTTACAGCACTACCACCTGCTGATTGTCTGATAGCAATAGGATGAGCGTTACCAGTTGCGTTATCAAGTCTATATGTAAATCCTCTATAGATGTATATCGTAGGATTATCTGTAGAATCATTAACACCACCACCTGCAACTCTATATGCAGCATCACCATTGGCAGTGAAATAAAGACCTATGGAAGGAGTAGTTACTTTTTCCCATTCCGACCCATTAAAGATTGCATTATCATGTCTAACTGCATCACTAGGTAAAGGATTATCTACATTTACAGTAAGTGTATTAGCAGTTGCTGCAGTAGTAGCACCTGTGCCACCAGCAATATCCAATGTCGATGTCGCTAATGCAGCAGTTGTTGTACCACTATCTCCTGTGATTGTCCTAAAGACTTCTTGAACTACGTTTGGAGAGTCATTAGTAATCGTAAGGTCATCTCCTGAAATAGCAGTACTAATACCAGTCCCACCAACGAAGTTAATAGTAGAAGTTGTACTACCTGCGGTTTTGTTTCCTGAGTCACTACCGATAACACTATAAAGATTCTGATCAGGATCACCAAGTGTTCCTGTCATATTAATAGTTAGCGTGTCACCTGCGATTGAAGTCGAGATGTTAGTGCCTCCCGCAACTGTAAGCACATCAGTAGGAGCACTAGCAGTAGTACTGCCAGTGTCAGCAGTGATTCCTTCAAAGAGGTTTTGAGTTGACCCACCACCTCCAGCAGCTGTCTCATCATTCTGTGGTTCCCATTTTGAATTACTAGCACTCCACTTTAAAACTTGTCCATCAGAGGGTCCACCTCCAACTGTCATATCTACATCATCAAGTAAACCAATACCACTATTCTCAGAAAGAAGTGGCACCCATGCTGCACTAGTTCCTACCCTTGCTTTACCATCAGCAGATACATATGCAAACATACCATGATGAGTAGCAACATCAGGCAAATCTCCTGTTGTTGGGAAATGATTACTATACTTTAGTTTACCGTCATCACCATCGATATATGTCAATGCAGCACCTGTACCACCAGCCCACAATTTAATATCTCCACTACCGTTTGGTTGGACAGTTATATCTCCATTTGATGCAGATACAATTTTCTGGCCATTAACATCAACGTCCTCGGTAAACTTGTTAAAGGATCCTTCTGCAAACTGAGCACCATTCCACTTCAGAAATTGGTCAGCTGCGGGTGTGCCAACGTTAATTTGTAAATTGGTATCGTTACCGAGATTGGTATACAATTCATCAATGACGCTATTTAATTTGATAGCACCATCTCTCAGACTATCACCAGTCCCGTCGTTTGCCGACGATCCAATATTAAGGTTTTGCTTTGCCATGGGTACAGTGTTCTACAGGGTTATTTAGGTGCCATCATATGTTTGTGCGGTAGAGTCAAATGTGCTGCTAGTGCTATCGAATCTATTAGCAGTGCTACCTCCACCACCAGCACCAGTAACAGTAAGTGTCGCTGCATTAGAATCTAATGGTGAATTAGATGCTGGTTGTGGTGCTCCAATAGGACCAGCAATTCTACAACGATACTTATATCCAGTCATATACGACAACGCAGTGACTGAGTATGTGTTAGTTGTTGCTCCAGTTACAGCAGCGAATGCAAATCCACCGTCTGTAGACCTATACCATTGATAGGTAACAGGTCCATCTTCTGGACTGACAAGTTTTGTAACCGTAAATGTAGCAGTTTCATTAGCATTAACTGTGACATTTGCTGGTTGTAGAGTAAACGATAATGTAGGAGGTGGACCTTGCTCTCCACCACCTCCTCCACCACCTTGCTGGACAGGATTACTACCATTGTCAGAAGGTGCATTTATAGTTTCTCTTGTCTTATTTCCTATAATGAATGGAAATTCTGCTAAATCTGTATTAGTATCGTCAACTGTTAGGAAATAAGCATAAGTCCCACTAGGATACTCTGGGGTAATGGTAAATCTACCATTATGAATATCTAAATCTCCTACACCTTCAACATATTCCCAGTCCTCCATAAGTGTTCCTGCAGGAGGATTGTCAGTTGTATTACCATAATCAGGTCTTCCAGGTGCTTCTGTATCTTTTACACGATATGAAGTCCTCATTGGTCTTGTACCACTCAAATTATCGAATGGTGTGCCGTATCCATAAGGTCCATAGATAGGGAATCCATCAAATGCTATACCAATCATCTTAGAATGACCATCAGGATGACGGATATTATTACCATTATACTGAGTAGCACCATAATAATCATTATATGATGCCATAGATGATCCAGATTTCCAACAATCTAAGAAATGAGGGTCATGGTAATGATACATCCCTTGTTGCTGTGGATGTCCACCACAAGAATCCTCTCCAGTATCGACAAATGTAGACTCTCCTGCAGCAACCCAACTAAATCCAGAAGGAGGATTAAGTCCAGAACCAGCAGAAGGGTTGAATATCATTACACCATTTCCAGATACTCCAATAGCACCTAATGGTGTGTCTCCTCTTCCATTCCTTTGGTCATAATATTCATAGGTACCAGTTACAGGAGTTGACTCCTGTGTCTCCATTATCAAATCTAACCGTTGGTCTGTTGCCAACCAACACTCACCAGAAAGTGATGTGAATGTAGTCCCTTTATATAAAAACTTTTTCTTTAATCCATCACTGAATACAAATAGCAAATGGTCACCTTCATCTATTTGATTATTAGTGAATAATGTTAGGTCATTTGTTGATATTGTGATAGACCTAATAAATCCATCATGAGTATATTGATTGTCATCAAATACTCTAGTGATACCAAATGTACCACCACGATATAGGAAACTATGGTCCCAATCATGCTCAACAATAGTATTAGGATTGTTATCGTTAGGGAACGTCCCAAAATTCACAGGAGCAGGGAGACAATCCGAGCTCACTGAGATTATTTTGGTAGCGTTATCTATAGTGGCGGTAGCAGCCATGGTTTTACTTTTATTTAGATGTCATCGAAGATTTGAGTTGGACTGAAGTTGCTTAGGACTGTAGCACCAGTCTGGACACTCAAGATAGCAGATAGTGGGTAA